TTACGTGAACCTCTCGACGATGGAGACTATGATTCCAACGACTGCGTAAAGCGTCATTGTATTCATAGAAATCCGAAGCCCAGCCGATAGCGCCAGAGTCAGATCCGACAACGTTAAAGCGGTAACGCTTAAACGCGTCGACTGTCTTCTTAATGTATTGACACGCATTATACCACTTCTTTTTATAGAGGAGGTTGTGAGTGTCAACAGCAGAAAGAACTGACGCTGGGGAGGACACTGATGGCACGTGACGGATACTTATTTTGGTCACATCGTGACCAGCGTAAGCGTCCACGCCGCAAGACTCTCTGAACCTTCCGGTCGAGAAAGTCTTCGACGGATTGACTTTCAGCTGAAAGTCAGTCAACAATGCCACGACGTCATCATGAACGTGAATGGGAACGATAATATCGTCTCCAAACACGCGGACCCTCCTAGCAGCATGCCTGATGTTATCATATGTCACTGGCAGCCGCTCTCGATAGAGAACGGCACCTATGGCAATGGTAGCAAACAGGATAGTCTGAACAGGAAAGGTAACAGCAGAACCCATCGTCGTGAATTTCCGAAGCCTGTGATGGCTAGGGGATTTCCCGTCGATGTCCTGTGTAATCCACCGTGTGCGAACAGCACACAAAGCGTGGATAAGTGTGGGAGAGCGTCTAAAAAGACGCTCAACCACCCAACAGGAGATACGGTCAGAAGCAGACGACAAATCAATCGTCGAATGCGACTGCGTATCGGAAGCTCGCAGGGCGAACTCCTGATTGGGACGCTGGTCTCTAAAAGAGATACAGCGCCCCAGCGAGGTTTGTTCAACTCTGTGCACAAGAAAATCCCGGATAGATTGCTGACACCATTGATGTGCAACAGGTTCAGAGGCAATGAGCCTCGGACCCGAGTACGTCTTTGGGACAGCAATCAACCGTGATGGCGGCTCATGATTTCGCAAGATCTCATGAGTAGCACCTTGTGTAACATAGTCAACCCAGTGGTCATAATTCGCGAAAGCGAATAAGTCCATCGGGAAGATTCTGTTAAGCTTCTCAGGCCAATTGAGGAATGAGTACTTATACTCACCCTTACCTAGGTCTGAGACTGCTCCGGGTCCATGTCTGAACTGCCATTCGATGGGGTTGAACCCACCGATTTCGGCGACGACTGCGTCGGCAACGGATTGAACTGTTGCGTAGTAGTCGTAGTCGATGGCAGTCGGGGAGTCACGGAGCTCGAAAAGACTCCGATCGTCTTGTCCGCAAGATACGTGATCTCCAAAGTGAAGATCAATAGTATCATGAGGGCTAAGGTCGCCGCCATCCCAATCAAGGGTAGGCGAACGAACTTCCCGGTCGATCTTGAAGAACTCATCTACTTGTTCCCAAGTTGATGGATCAGGACACTCGATAAGAAGCTTCTTCGCAACAGCAAAAAGCTGTCGCAGGTAGCCTATCGAAGTGACATCAGGATCGCTCAGAAGCTGTCCGAAGTCATCGAAAACACGTAGGAACAGCCCCTTGAATAGTCGAGGGATTGGTCCTCTACTTCTGAAGCTGCGAAAACCAGCAACTCCAGATTTAGTTAGGTGTCCATTCGCCAAGCAGATATCAAAGTGCTTGCCGAATGTCGGGAGGTCAACCAAATAGAAAGGTGAACCTCTCGAATCGATGAGGGAGAGCAGACGCTTGCAATCGCGTTCACTATCCACTCGGAGCTCAGGATGACGCTCCGCAATGTCTTTCAACATTGCGCAGTATAGTCCAGAGACATATCCATCGTGGCTCTGATTCTTCATGACAGGACTTGCTCCTTAGTGAAGATCCACGAGCTCGTTGGACCCTGACATCCTCCCTCACGGGAGCACTGTCGTGCAAAAGGCCGGGTTAGCTTTCCCAGCCAAGAAGCTTTGCCGCGATGCCACCAGCTTTCACCATGTAAAAGCTCATGGCTTCACTGACATCGATGATGTCAGCGAGGGTCCCAGCAGGGTCATTCCTGACCGTGAAGGAAACCTCCGACAGAGAACCAGGAACGGGGGTAGCACCCCCAACTGGCTTCACATAGCGAGAGAACGTCACGGTGTGACGATCAAAGGCTTGCGAGCCAGCCTTGACGGAATCTCGTGAGTGCCGCACTTTCGCGCGGTACGTAATGAGACCTTCGTCAAGGTAGTACTCAGAAGAGTACCCATCCTGGTTGATCAACGGCAGTGTCTTGGCGGTTCCACCGGAACCGTCCATAGTGATAGTCAGAGTAGTTCCGAGCACTGGATTGTCCTTTCCTTAGTGCAGACCATCATCGCGAGAAGCGCTGAATGGCCAGCGAACCAAGGATTGACAGTCGACCCATATCCAACATTGGAATATGGGCGGATAGAGTTCCGCTTCCGACGTAACGTTCTTTAGTTACGACGGATGAGTAGCCTGGACTGTAAGTGTAGCCTTTCGGTACACTTACTTTCGACCAAGATTCAAAGGTCGAGGTCTCCGTCATGACACACATGTCAGTCGGGTAAGCAGGGATCTGGTTTGCATACTGCAAAACATAATCCTTAACATTGACACCCCAGTCTACCAAGAAGGACCATGGGAGAAGATCCCATGCGCCCTCAAAGAGGCCAGCGACGGTAAAGCCGCTGACAACTTTCTTGGCTTCCTGGAGTAACAATGCATGCTCAGGACGATAACCAGGGAACGTGTACTGTGGAAGAACTTTCCACCGTACCGATCCCCAACGATTCGAGACAGTTGTCTTCGAATTGCGACAGGTAATGAAACATAGTGAATCAGAATTCACTACGACATTACCGCCGGTTGTATTCGCCCAACGACCAAGTTTCAGGCGTCTCTTAAGTCCCTGGTCTGAATAAAGTCGCTCTAGTTCGCCCAGACGAGTCTGGACGTACTGATTGACATTTAACAGATCCTTAACGTCCTGAATGAGAGGGAGCCACCCAAAGAGAAAGGCAAGGTGTTGGTTAGCGATATCCTTAGCGGTTATCGGAACCTTCCTATGTCTTTTCTTCAGAAAGTCTCCTGCATCCTTCAGCATACGAGGGACATCCACCAGATCCTGCAGCAAGTCGAGTGGCACATACTGCGGTCTCGAAGGATTAGTTCGAGCCAACAGTTTAGCCATATCGGAGCTTGCCGTAGGACGAGATGGGAGATCATTATGACTGAGTACTTGGTTACGCATGAGCTCCGGCAAATAGTTATTTGCCTTACACTCACGCCAACCAGGGGTCCAAGTGTTATCCTGAAAGGATCCGTTAACGAATCCTAGAAAGGACTGGTCGCGTTTCGTAATCGACAAAGTCGACGGCGAAATAGGACGACCAGACGAGTCCGAACAATCGTTTCTACCAAAAGTAGAACCGGTGTTGTTGGGCACGGTGAAATGGAGACCATTAATGATCCCCGTTAAATCACCACTTGGGCATCGATAGCCGTAGAAACTACGGCTTCGAGATGTACGAGTCATAATGCACAGCGGAACAATGGGTGCGGAATGCAAGCTGCTAAGCTCGGAGGCCCCGAAGAGGGGCCTCC